TGATGACTCTAATGTTAACGCATTGTTCGTTCAAGAAACTATGGATCCACGCATTGAGTCAGTGATGCCTATTCTCTCTCGTCTCCATAAGAAGAACATTGGGATTACCGAAGTCAATGAACTTGAAAGCTGGGCTGACGACATCGTTAATGAACATATGGGCCTAGATGAAGCACATACCGGTGACGAAGCTGAAAAAAAGTTCAATAAGTATAACGACAAAGAACTTGATCACATGCTAGATAGAGCATACGGCAGATCACAACCAGGCGACGCACATAAGCAAAAGAGAGCCGGTCAAGCTAAAGATGCCGCATACAACATCATGTGGAAGAAGAAGCACGCTGATACCGCGTTTGAAGGTGATGAAGGTCACACTGAAGAAGAAAACAGCATGGCTCAAGACAATCTTCATAAGATGGCACAGGCTGGCATGATGACCGTTGAAGAAGATGATGCCGATGGCAAACCAGCAGAACAGTACAAGAGCCTAAACGATGTATACCCAGCAGGTCAAACTGAAGTTTGGTATTGGAAAGAAAACTTTGGTCGCGATGCTATGATGGGTGCTAACTGGTTGCAGAAGCATGGCAAAATGCCAACACTGGCTAGCATTGGACAAGACTACAAGTTAATTGGCAAGATCAAAGAAACCAGCCCAGAAAAAGTATTCATGATGATGCAAGGCGACATGTGGTCTCCTGCAGGACAAGCACGCAGCATGATCAAGGCCAGCGGCACTGGCCACACAAGCATGAGCGTTGGCGATATCATCAAGGTTGGCAGCAAGATGCTCATGGTAGACCGTTTTGGATTCCACGAGCTTGGAACAGAACCACAAGAAGAAGTTGATGAGGCATTAGAGCCTTGGATGGGTAAGGACCTTGATATCCCTTCTTACCTTCGCAAGAAGAAATATGACGACGCTAAGCAGGACGCGGAACTAGGAGGCCCTGCACTTCGTAGGGTTAAGGACAATCCTTCTGCGGACAATGATGAAGTAGAAGAAGGCATAGACGCTAACCAAAAGCGTGTAGGACAACTTGGTCCTACTGAAAAGGTAAAGAATAACAACATTGGCAAACTAGTAGGCGCCAATGAATCGGCAATGAATGCTGAACTAAAGCGCATTATGGATATCACCCGTTTCAATAGATAACGCAATAAACTATAATATTGGTTACCCATAACTAGTATAAATATATTGACATAGGATGAGAAGTATACTATATTTCATCTTGTGTTAGTTGTCTCCGACAGCATAACATCTACTCACATTAAGCTCAACTTTGACACATTTTAAAAGGAGAAAATCAAATGGCAAGTCTAGCAGATATCCGTGCCCGTTTAGCGGCACAAGAAAACAAGGGCCAGAACAAGAACTCTGGCAATCAATCCGACAACGCAATCTACCCTTTCTGGAACATTGACGAAGGCGCAACTTCTACGGTTCGTTTCCTTCCAGACGGTGATAACAACAACTCATTCTTTTGGGTAGAGCGTCAGGTCATCAAGCTTCCGTTCAACGGAGTTAAGGGTGACTCTAATGTCAAGCAAATCACTGTTCAAGTTCCTTGCGTAGAAATGTACGGGGACAACTGTCCCGTTCTCGCAGAAGTTCGTCCATGGTATAAAGACGACACGCTGAAGGATATGGCTAACAAGTATTGGAAGAAGCGTTCTTATGTATTCCAAGGCTTTGTTCGTCAAAATCCTCTCGGTGACGACAAGACTCCCGCAAACCCCATTCGTCGTTTCGTGATCACCTCTCAGTTATTTGCCTTGATCAAGGCATCTCTGATGGATCCCGAGTTGGACGAACTGCCAACTGACTATCAGCGCGGCCTTGACTTTAACATCAAGAAGACTACTAAGGGCGGTTATCCTGACTATACGACTTCTACTTGGGCTCGTAAGGAATCTTCGCTAACTGAGGCCGAACAAGCTGCGATTGAAGCACACGGTCTTTACAATCTTGCTGACTTCTTGCCTAAGAAGCCCAGTGAAGCTGAACTTCGTATCATCAAGGAGATGTTTGAAGCATCGGTAGATGGTCGTCCTTATGATAACGACAAGTGGGGCGCTTATTATCGTCCTTACGGGCTTGAAGCACCAGCTGGCGCAGTCTCCGCAGTCTCCGAAGTTACGCAGGAAGCAGCAGTGGTCGCTACGACTAACACGGTAGCTTCAGTAGTAGAAGACGAAGTACCTTTTGAAGTCGATCAACCGATCGTCGTTCCGACTACAAATACGTCGAGCGATAAGGCTCAGGACATTCTACAAATGATCCGAGCAAGACAGCAGAATAAGGCCTAATCCGGCTAGGGGAGCTAGTCATCTAGCTCCCCTGTTTCTGCATTAGGAGATCACCATGACATTACCAGATGAAAGATACCGAGCTATAAAGCAAGGTAAGAAATTATTGGAAGAGCTTTGCGATCCAGGCAAGACTCCAAGAGTTCCTAGCATCGTTAGGGATCGTGCCCGTAGTATTCTAAAGCATTTTCCAACTGATTATGAGTTAGAACAACTTGCGGCTAGCAATCCCGAGCTACTACAAAAGTTATCATTTAATGATAAGATAAAACAGATCGTAAGATAAGGAAATACATGACAACTAAACCGTTTGACGTAAGCAAGTTCCGTAAGGATATTACTAAGGCTATTGATGGTCTTAGTATTGGATTTAATGATCCCACAGACTGGATCAGCACAGGAAACTTTGCACTAAACTATCGTATTAGCAGTGAGTTTAATAAGGGTGTACCTCTTGGTAAGGTTACTGTATTTGCCGGAGAATCAGGCGCAGGTAAATCCTACATCTGCTCAGGCAACCTAGTTAGACACGCACAAGAACAAGGTATCTTCGTTGTTCTTGTTGACAGTGAAAATGCACTAGATGAATCTTGGCTACACGCTCTTGGCGTTGATACTAGCGAAGCCAAGTTGCTCAAGCTCAACATGGCTATGATCGATGATGTAGCTAAGACTATCAGCGAGTTCATGAAGGGCTACAAGGCTATGCCAGACCTCGACAAGCCTAAGGTCCTGTTCGTTATTGACTCTCTCGGAATGCTGCTCACTCCTACTGATGTGAATCAGTTTGAAGCAGGTGACATGAAGGGCGACATGGGGCGTAAGCCTAAGGCTCTTACTTCTCTAGTTCGTAACTGTGTGAACATGTTCGGTTCACACAATGTTGGTCTAGTTGCCACCAATCACACATATCAATCACAAGACATGTTTGATCCTGATGATAGGATTTCAGGTGGACAAGGCTTCATCTATGCTTCTTCTATCGTTGTTGCTATGAAGAAGTTGAAGCTCAAGGAAGATGAAGAAGGTAACAAGATCACTCAAGTGCGTGGCATCAGGGCCGCATGTAAGGTGATGAAGACTAGGTATGCAAAGCCTTTTGAATCTGTTCAAGTCAAGATTCCATATGACACTGGCATGAGTCCGTATTCGGGGTTGACTGACATGTTTGAATCTATGGGACTTCTCAAGAAGGAAGGCAACTCTCTTGTCTATACTAAGATTGATGGTACGGCCATCAAGAAGTTCCGTAAGGCTTGGGAAGCTAATGTCGATAACTGTCTGGACGCTGTGATGTCCGAATTTCACCAGCGCGATGAATCTAAGATAAGTACCGTTGTCAGTGAGGAAGAGGAAGTCGCAGGATGAGTCTACATTTGGTTAATGAAATTTGGAAAGTGTTGAAGCCTAGTATTGAAGCGGGCGACATGAATGGTGCTGCTGAGACTTTGGTCAACTATCTGGTTGACGAAGACTATTCTCCGAATGAAATTAAGCAAGTGTTCCGCGGCGATTCTGACATCAAGGATGCATTGACATACTATCTGGAATCACCATCGGACGGATTGTATCATGAGGTCGAGGAAGACCTATTTGATGAGGACGCAGACGAAGACTCCGACGAAGACTATTAATGGCTTGGTATAGCAGAATAACAGGTGATCTAAGCGTTCTGCCAGACTTCATAACTCATTATGAAAACGAGTTAGTGTCTGCTAAACAGGACGTTAAAGTCTACGGTAATGTTGAAAAGAACATTGCGGCTCTGCCCGGCATAACTGAGTACCGTTTCAATCAACTACAAGAGATTGAGGCGGTACTCAACTTTCTCAACATTCAACTAAGAAAGATCCGTAGGAAACATTTTCAGAAATATCTGGAAGGCTACGCTCGTGCGTTAACATCCCGTGATGCAGAGAAGTACGTTGATGGTGAACAAGAAGTAATTGACTTTGAAGTGCTTATCAATGAGGTAGCATTACTGCGTAACAAGTGGTTAGGTATTCTAAAGGCAATCGAGTCTAAAAACTTTATGTTAGGCCACGTCGTGAGATTACGAACTGCTGGCATGGAAGACATCAGTATCGGGTAACATGCTACTTGACATATATGTCAAAAAAGTTACAATCAATTAACATAATAGGAAACACTATGAACATTGTACAATCTGTTCTTTGGGATGAACCCGAAGTTACGAGAGAAACCGATATCGCCTTCCAATCAAGCGAAGACATCATCACTCTTAGCTGCGCTCTGTATCGTCTTACACAGACGATAGATCCTAAAGTAACATCTATCTTTGAATACTATTCCTTAGATGATCAAGATGGCAAGTTG